CTGCCATTGTTTCCAATCTCCAAAGAGTGAAGAATAAATGTGTGGGAAACCTCGCGAACACCGATCAACATGAGGCCATTGTTAAGCTATCACTTGACAGTAAGCAAGAATTAACTGTCGATCCCCGAACTGTGGGATTGTCCGACGTTGACGAGATGGCCTTCGACTACATTAAACAGAAGGAGGCCTATTTATGCTCATTCCAATGGTCGGAAAGTGATGCAGGTGGCGAGCCATTAGGCAAGATTGTGGTTGGTCCAGAAGCGGCCAACTATGATGGCGATTTGACTTATCCTACCCCGATGTATACTGCGGCATTGCCGTTTGAACATTGGCGGGGTAGTATCAAATATCGTTTCCAACTTGTTGCCTCACAACTTCATCGTGGGCGCATCAGGATCGTGTATGATCCGCATAACAGATTGGACACTTCTCCCGGGGAGAATGTAGTCTATTCACGTATTGTAGATCTTGCGACAAATCGAGACTTTGAGATGGAAGTTGCTTGGAATCATCCAAGGAGCTGGCTCAGTATTTACAACATTCTGGGCACCAATACTAACGTGTATGATGGCACTCTTCGGACTAATGCTGTCTTTCACAATGGTACTCTTAGACTTGAAGTGGTAAACGAACTTACTTCTCCCGCGCCAGCTCTCGCTCAGCCCGTGTATATTAATGTATTTGTTTCGGCTGGAGAGGACTTTGAAGTCGCGAATCCTAATGGAGAAGTATTGCGCTACTGCGAATACGAACCACAATCTGGTATAATTTACGAACCTCAAGCGGACGGTGAGGAACTCATTGATAACGCAGATGGCGTCCCGGAAACCCCTGCTCCCATTGATCCAATTGGTGAGGAGCAGAATCCCGATAATCCATCAACCCATGTTTTCTTCGGCGAGTCGTTCAAGTCGATCAGGTCGCTTTTGAAGCGGTACTGTTATCATCAATGCTTTACGAACACCAAAGCCGAATTCGTTATCACGGAGAAGAACTTTCCTGTTGAACCAGGGAAGAGTAAACATCCGAGGCACAGGACTGCTGCCTTGGAACCGTACAATTATACCAACATGACATATCTGAATTGGTTTAAACCATGCTATCTTGGCTGGCGTGGTGGCCTTCGGTCCAAATATATTTCAATCAATCCCACTGCTCATTCTATCACTTCGGTAATTCGGTATTCCGAACCTATTAGAGAGGCAGATTGTGGGATTCGAGATTATGAAATTTCTGATCTTGATCTTGCTCAAGCTAATGACGAACTGAATGCGCTTCTTGGCGCTACATCCGGTTCTGATCTCACAGTGACCACTGTTGACGGCGCGTGTGAGGTCGAATTCCCATTTTACAGTCAAAATCGTTACGCTCCTGGACGAAAGTTCTTGAACGGCGACGATGATGACAAGTGGATGGGGAACGACCATTACCACAAAGTCTTCACACGATATGTCTCCACTGTTCAACCATTGCTGCGCTACGTGGCCGCAGGAGATGACTTTAGTTTCTTCTTCTTTGTCGGCCAACCAGGCGTCCGCTACAGGCTGAAACCAGACAGTGGATCTGCTACTTCGTAGCAAACTAGTCCCGGGCACCCCGGGAACGGCTAAATGTCGTTCAGGTGCAACTTATCACACTCTTCTTACTTAGAGTTTTATTACTGATATTCAAGTTGCTCCTGGCAATTTGAGAATGACGTAAATGTTTACTAGGTATTTAGGGTGCAGATTATATAGTTGCTGCTCTG